GAATTGTCAATTCATACGTTGGTGTCGCAATCTTTGGTAAAGGCATAATATCCTATAGTATAGATTTCAGTTGTGATTATTTAGTTTCACTGCTGATCGGCAGTATATGGTTCATTCATAAGTTCATCAAGATAAAGATCAAATTTTGCATCTTCAATACTTATATCATTTTCACTATTACGTGATACTGGAGTAGATGATGATGCTGATGATGCTGAGAAGAATGGATTTCGTCCGGCGAAGTTTCCAATAACCTTTTCATTAATACTATCAACCTTACCAGCAATAAATCTGTCATAGTAAAACTGGACAGACATTTTCATTACCTGAGAACTTTCATATGAAACAGGAATTTCATTAATCGCATATGGAAAAAGTCCAACAAAATTATATTCTACTTCTGCTCTATAGTCTCTATCAAACTTTATGATCTTTGTGCGATTAGATTTATATTCCTGAGGATATTGCATTCTTACAAAATAATCTAACCTAGCTTCAGATATTGCAGGTTGTTCATTTAATATTCCAACAGGATTAGTAGATCCAGAAGCAATAAAATCAATCCAACTCTCCATGAACCTCAGACTTCTATATCTAGAATCGACATAGAATTCTAGAGATAGAGTGTTGTATTGTTTTGTATGTGCAAAGTTTTCAGTAATGCCCATATAGTTTCCAGTAACATTACCAGTCGCCAATCTTACTGTTGGAAGAACAGCATTAAAACATAGTAAACCAGCATCTTCTGCAGTGAATCTACGACCAACGCTTCTTTTTGCCAAATAACGAATTAAGTTGGATTGCAATCCACCAAACCTTACTTCATAATGAGAAGTTTGTGCAACATTTGTAAGAAGTGATTTTACTTCTGATATTTTACGGGGTCTTATTGCCACTCTAAATACCTTATATGAGGTTTAGTTATAGTTATTTAGATGTCGTATAAAGGAAAATATCAACCATCACATCCCAAAAAGTATAAAGGTAATCCACTGAACATAGTTTATCGTTCTTTATGGGAAAGAAAGTTTATGGTGTACTGCGATAAGAACGAAAATATACTAGAATGGGCAAGTGAAGAAATATCCTTACCCTATCGATCACCAGTTGATAATCGCGTGCATAGATACTTTCCAGACTTTTACATTAAGTATAAAGATACAAGTGGAAAGATAAAAAGTTCTTTGATTGAAATCAAACCAAAGAGGCAATGCTCACCACCACCAAAACCTAAGAAACAAACAAAAGGATATTTGCGTGAGGCATTTGAATATGGAAAGAATCAAGCAAAGTGGAAAGCAGCAAAAGAATTCTGTGATGATAGAGGTTGGGAATTTAAAGTTATGACTGAACATGAATTAGGAATTAAGTAATGCCAAGAAAAACACTAAAACAAAGAAGAGAAACACAAAAACCAATCTCTGATAGTAGAGTAAATGATATTGTCAAAAATCTGGTGGGTGGAGAAGATCCAGATGATTTGATGATAAAAATTCTTGAGGCTTTACCTCAAACAGAAATTATCCCTGAGAGTGGAAGTTATTATACTTTCATCTATTCACCTAAAACTCCAAACATAGAATACGATCAACATCCTTTAGTTGCAGTGACTGATATTTTCTCGTGGGGATTTAGAGGATACAATTATCATTGGAATGAAATGAGACAATATACTTGGAATGAAGTTGTAGGATCAATGCATGTTGTAAGAAGAAGTGAACTAGAAGATATGAGAACCATTCCTTATCAAAGGTTCCGTCTAAATAGTTAAAAAAGATAAATGACTGTTTTTCGCTATCCATTAAGAAAATTAGATAATGCGGAAGATTATATTCAAATTGACGTTTTAGAGTATGAAGCTCCAGGTCTTGGATCTAAAGGTGGTAATACATTTGCATCACTTCCATCATCAGATGATACTTATGCAGATCTTCTAAAAGGTGATGATAAGGTTCAAAAAATTAGATGTAGTGTCATATTGCCAATTGGTAATGTTCCTACTGATGGTATAACTGTACAGTGGGGAGATGACAGAAGAAATCCACTTCAAGCGTCTCTTTTAAACTTAGCAGGAACTTTCTTGAACGAGGGTGCTCCAGCAACAGCAATAGAGGCAAATAACACATTTAACACACTCAAAAATGAAGTTAGAAGTGCCACTGCAGGAAGAGCACTTAGTGGTGCATTTGCTGGAGCAGCAGTAAATGCACTTGTAGGTGGTGGTGGTATTAATAAAGTTATCTCAAGAGAATCTGGAGCTATTTTCAATCCAAATATTGAACTCTTATTTTCTCAAGTAAATCTTCGCAGTGCTTTTACATTTTCCTTCGATATGATACCAAGATTCCAAAAAGAATCTGATCAGGTAAGGAAAATTATAAGAGAATTTAAACAGAGTATGTCTCCAAGAAGAAATCAATCTAGTGGTGCAAGAGGTGCAGGAATTTTTATTAGGTCACCACATGTATTCCGTCTTCGTTATATGAATGGTGGTAGAATTCACCCATACTTAAATCGATTTAAAATTTGTGCTTTAACTGGAATGAATGTTGATTATAATGGTGCTTGACCATACTCAACATATTCTGATGGAACTCCAGTGCATATGAAAATGAATCTTGTATTCCAAGAACTCACACCAATCTATGCAGAAGATTACAATGAAGGACAAGGTAAAGGAGGTACAGGTTACTAATGTCTTACTTTAGAGAACTTCCAAACGTAGAATATCAATCATTCTTATCAAGTGCTAAGTCATCTGATAACTATGTCTTGATTAAAAACTTATTCCGTCGCGTCAAACTTCGTGAGGATCTACAAAATATTTTTACTATCTTCAATAAATATGAAGTTCGAGATGGTGCAAGACCAGAGTTAGTTGCACAAGAATTCTATGGTAGTGAAGAATATGATTGGGTTGTCATTGTAAGTGCAGGTATTACTCACATTCGAAATGAATGGCCACTCTCTGACAATGATCTCTATGAATATGCTTTAGAAATTTATGGTGATCAATTAAATGATGTCCACCACTATGAAACAACAGAAGTAAAAGATAGTATTGGAAGATTAATTCTTCCAGCTGGTAAAGTAGTTGATTCAGATTTCACAATTCCAAATCCTTCAAATAAACTTTCAACATTGAATCCTGTGATTGGAATTGGAAACTTTGAATATGAGGTAAGAGAGAATAATAAAAAGAGAAGTATCTATTTACTGAAACCAGAGTATCTGCAAGATGCAATTAATGACATAAAAAAACAGATGACCTATGATAGATCATCCCAATACATAAACGGTAGAATTATTAAAACTGAAAATACTAAAGTTATAAACTAACTCCACAAAAGAGTTAAGTCTTTATCAAAAGTCATGACGTATCGGTGCTTTTGAGAGCGGTATTTCCACTCACCTTCAGCACCTTTTATTTTACCTCTTGAATGTTTTGTACCGTCTGAAAAGTAGAAATCTTTTTTTGGTTCTGTAAGACCACAATACTTAAAGTTGCAAGCACGATAGATTGTACCAGAATGGTAGTCACTATCAGCGTATGAAATAATCGCTTTGACTCGCGTTTCCTTTCTAAGTCTCTTAATCGCCTTTGAAACGAACCAAGAAGTGATATTATACTCACTCTGCTGAGTATCGGGGTGGATGCAGAGTCTTGAGAGTTCATAGAGTCCATCTTGTTCATTTCTTTCTAATCCAAATGCACCTTGAGCAATTTCAGGAACAGGGAGACCTGTAAAGATACAGACTCCCTGAATGCCACCAATATTCAGTGGGCAAAAATCATTGTTTTTGTATAGACCGTAGTTATATCCAGATTTAAAACCTTTCGATATATCCTTTAAATAATGAAACCGCAGAAGTAACTCTGCGGCTTCGGTCTTATTCACACGGTCAATGTGAAAGTCTGATTTCATTCTTCAGCGAGACGTGCAAAGTAAGACATTGCATCATCGTCATCATCAGATGTAGTCTTAGAAGAAGAAAGACTTTCCAGTTCTTCCTTAACAGACTGAGGAGTAGAAGGTGCAGGAGCACGACGCTCTGCCTCAAATGCTTCCTCTTCTTCCAGAGTTTCACGATCTTGCATACGAGGAGTACCCTTGTTGCCAAGAACATAATCCAGACGCAGCTTCAGTTCATCATAAGTCTTGAACTGATCAGAAGCAACGAGTTCTGCAAGAGAGTACTCTTTCTTCCAGATTGCTTCCATTGCATCATCATCGTCCAGAAGAGCACTCGAACGAGCAAACTCAGAGGAATCGTAGTTGCGATAACCAGCAACATTCTTTGCCTTCAGTTTGAAGTTGGCACCTGCCCAGAAATCAAAGGGATCGATTGCTTCCTCATCCTCAAACTCAGGTTGCATAGCAGCAGTGATCTTGTCAAAGATCTTCTTGCCATACTTGTACATGAACACCTTACCCTCGTTCTCAGGGTTGGCAGGATCCTTCACAACATAGATGTTGGAGATGTAAGTCAGCTTACGCTTTTGCTTGCGAGCAGCGTCCTTACCAGCATCGGTGCCGTTGTTCCACAGCATCGTGTTGTATTCAGAGACGGGATCCTTTTGACCCATAGTGGTCAAGGAGTTCTCAATGTACCAACCACCAGGACCTTGGAAGGCGTGGGAGTACAGTTTAACGAAAGGAAGATCCTCACCA